AGTATCTGAACACCAGAAAGCATACTTGCTTGCATCTAGCCCTGCATCTGACATTGCAGTTTCTACTTGTTGTGCAACCACACCAGTATGTGTTCGAGCATCATCACCTTTAGCTGCTACTTTGTCTTTCCATTTAAATGTTTTAAATAGTTTGCTGATAGCTGTAGCAGCAGTAATCTCTGCGCTTGTCAGTGATGCAATGTTTTGCTTTTCGTTTTCATCAGATGTTTGGATGGTTCCGTTGGTAGCAAAAACGTCATCAAATCTTGCGTTTGTGTTACCCAAATCAATTGCATTATCTCTTGCTGCACCAGAGTTATTTGCTGGAAAAACCCTATTTGTTCCGAAAGCAACTAAAGCATTATTAGGTGATCCAACATAAAGATTTGTACTAGAGCAACCCATAGTTCCCATATGCGTACTATCATTAAAAAACTCAACTATTTCTCCATCACTACCAGTTCTTACAAGTTCAAGAGCTTTATCTGATGCCGCAGTAAATCTAGTAAATCCGCTTTGATTTAATTCACAACCAGCACTTGTTCTGCTTCCTGATGTTTTCCCAATAAGCAACCTTCCAGTGTCTTGAAACCTAGCATACTCAGTTCCAGAATTATCATTAAAACTAAATATACCACCTGCTGACTTCATAACTATATTTTCAGCAGAAGAAGATATAATCTCAAGGTTATCACCACCACCATTGCCAATGAAATGACCATCACCAAAAGTTAGACTACCGTTAAAAGTAGCATCTCCAGAGGCTGACATATCAAGGGTAAGAGCGTTAAAAGGTGTACCACCATCATTACCTCGAAAAATCATATCAGCATCAGAAACAGATGAAACTATTTGTAAATCATTAGACGAATTAGAAATAACACCTATCTCTGTTCCATCATCTTTAAATCGTAACTGCGCTCCATTTGCATCAAGAATAATGTCTCCATCTACATCAAGAGTAAAATCCCCAGAAGTATTAGATATATTTCCAGTAAGTGTAATTTCTCCTGCACTATCTATCCTCATGCGCTCAGTTGGACTAGCACCATCAGAACCGTCATTCGTCTTGAATATCAGGTCGCCTTTTTGATCATCGGATGTACCGTCATGCGCTGACTCAATCTGTGCGAGTGTGCTTTCCTCACCGCCAGACTGTTCGCCTTTGAAGGTAATCTTACCCTCGCGCCCACCTTCTGTATCTTCTTCAGATGTGTTCTTGAGAATAAGCTCTGGTGTGGTGTCGGTGCTTGTGATGTCACCTTGGACATCAGCCGCCGTAGTTGTTAATCCAACCGCTGTTGCTCCAATATATCCACCCATTATGTCTGCTCCATGTATGACATTATCACTGATACTTTATCTGCTACTGAACAATCGACTTTGACTATATCGCCCACGTTTAGATTGATCTTACCGTCTAGCACCGAAAGGGATGATCCTGATGGGATCGCCGCATCTTTAACAACATGCGCTGTGGTGTTTGTCGTTTGTCCAGTGTGCGCTGTTGTACTCTCGATAGTCACCGAAGCTGTTACCTGGGCGTTATGCACATTGGCTAACGTAAGCCCCAGGACAACTATCGTGCTGCCTGTCTGAACAGTGTATATGGTTTCGGGTGTGCCAGCACTAGCTGGGGCAACATCCTTTGTTATGACTTTAAATGCATTTGGCATAAATTTACCCTCCTAGAGCAATGGCTAAAGCTGTCGCGGCATCTTCACCAGCCGCCGCCGCTGATGCAGCGCTTGCCGCCGCAGCAGTTGCCGAAGTTGCTGCATTAGTTTCTGATGTTGCTGCATTGGTTTCTGAAGTCGCAGCATTTGTTGCAGAAGTAGCGCTAGCAGTTGCGGAAGTTGCGCTAGCAGTTGCTGATGTGGCGCTATTAGTTGCTGACGTTGCAGCCGCTGTAGCACTTGTTGCCGCTGCTGTAGCGCTTGTAGCCGCCGCATTTTGGCTGGTAGTTGCAGAGGCCGCATCTACAATCAATGCCCACTTAGCGCTATCTGTGTTTGTAGTAAGTGGCTGAGATCCGCTAGATGTATGAGCAGTGATAGCTATGAATATGTTGTTAGTGCTTGTGTCTTTTACCAGGTCGCGCACGGCGTAGGTTGTGCCGGATGCCCAGTTACCTTTAAAGACGCCGATCTCCTGGGTAATGTCAATGTCCCCAGATGCATCAAAAGCAAACACTTTGTTTGCCCTGGCTGTTGCATTCTCAGTAAATGATGGGTTTGTGATCGTTGTAGTTTTAGATCCTTTGATAGTCCTGTTTAGCGTTTCTTCGTGCTGCTGCACCATGAATACAACTTTATCCAGGGTATCCTCAAAAGATGCCGCCGGGAAAGGATCGTTAGGAACAAGATCGAGCCCCTGGGTAAGAGGCTGCTCCCTAATGATTGTAAGGCTTTCTGTAGAAGCTGGGGCCGTTACCATAGTAACATTCCCACCATTTGCGTTACCTACACCAGAAACTGTGTAATTCGTCGTAATCGTTTGTGTAGTCTCGCCGCCACTCGCATTACGCAAAATAACAGTTAAATCATCCTCGTCGAAAATTTTAAACGAGTAAGGAAAAACTGTTGTGCTACCGTCACCGTTCGCACTAACCTTGTTTAAGCTGCTACTTACTGTCATCTTACATCCTTTACTAAAACTGTTTTACCACGAAATTTAGCTTTTGACTACTCTCCAAAAATGTTTTCCAGGCGCGGCCCTCTTTCTGGCAATGCTTCTCCTCTACCCCACCAGTGATCTTGACCATAATCCCGTCTATACTTTCTTTCCGCTTTACGCATCTTTGACCTGGCTTTTGGATCTGCCCACTCTTGTAAGCGATCCCACACATTACGCTCGAGCCCAGATCTTAAATACCAAATTGATGAACCTGGTGTATATCGCTGGGCAAACTTTATCAACTCAGACGCTGCTTTTGTATCCTCACCAGATGCAACCTCAATCAAGTTCCCAGCCGTTAAGTTTTTAACATCATCTAAAAATCCCACAACAGGCCCGGCAACTGTAGCAGGTAAACCCCGCTCAAAACGATTTAGATCCGCAAACAAGAAATCACCGTATATACCTAAACCCCCGCCTTGTAGGAATGCAGCTCCCCAAAACTCTTCTGTATTCATGGGTCGAGGATCCCGGCCCTTTGACATTTCTTTTAGCTGTATAGCCAGGGCGCCCATAATTGTCGTAGAAATCAACAGATTGGCATAATATGACCCCTTGCCTTTAACGCCTGGTTGCGTAGCGCCTCGAACCAAATGCGTGTTTACCAGGGTAATCCCAAAGTTTTTATACATCGCAAATGACCTGGTAAGCTCACCTGCCCATGTACCAGGGCGACTATCACCAGTTAGCGCCAGGCGACCGCGCACTGATGTAGACGGTACTGCAAAGTTTGTTTCTGTATTTACCATTTCCAAAACCCGGCTTCCCAGGCTATTTGCCAGATCCGGCGATATATCTGTGCGATTAATAATGTCTACCGGGCGCAAAAACGTAGCGCCGCTATCATCATAGAGATCTGTTGCCCGGATAATATTCCAGCTTTCCTGGTTAAATCCGTAGTTTTGTAATGTTTTCTTAAAACGAGGATCCAGGTCATCAAACGATTTCCTGGAATTATCAGCAAGAAATCCTAAAAATTCCATACCAAATGCCCATCGACCTGCGTTTGTCATAGGCGATAAGAACGAAGCGCGCATAACAAAATCAGCAACTCTACGTGTTATTTCCGGCCCAGATATGTCACCTACATACCGCATTTGCCCAGCAGCCAGGCTTGTCCAGCCCTCAGCAATAAGGCCCAGGCGAATAGCTAACTCACCTTTTTCCTTAGCGCCCAGGGGATTAAGCAGCTTTAAATACTGATTTACAGTGTTTACCTGGGGAAGCCCAACAAACTGACGCGCAATACGCTGAAAGTTTACGTCTGTTATTGCTGCTAGTGAAGCAGCTCCTAACTGTGCAGATTGCAACACCTGGCGCGTACCAGCTAAAGTTTGAGCCCAAAAAGTATTTACTGGAGAATTGTTTGCGCCAGTAACAGCCATATACAACTCATCAACTTTTTTAGCAGTGCTTACAGCAGCCTTTTCAGCAGCCTCATCTCCAGCAGCTCTAGTCGCAAGCGTTTGCTTCATAAAGTTTACAGTTGCTCGAGGATTAGGCCCCAAGATCTCAAGCATAGCAATATCGCGTGACATATTAGAAACATGCGCAACCATTGTGTCAAATGAGTTTGGATTGCCAAATTTTTCCTGGTACGCAAGCCAACTGTCTGCGTCTTTAAAAACTAAAAAGCGATGATCCTGGCGCCGATTAGCCAGGCTCTTAGAAAGATTAGCCCCGCTTGGCGTGACTTTGTTCATGCCATCTGTGCTAATTGATTGATAAACATCATTTAAAGCAATCTCTAGCCTTTGCGGAGAAAACGCTAAACCTGTTTGCTCATCGATCATTTTGTTAGGATCTAACAGCGGTCGAATAAAATTAATCCATTCTTGTTGCCCAGCTTTACGGACGGTCAGCATGTCATGCGTTTGCGGCAAACCCCAATCCTCTCGATTAGGGATTGCGCCACCAGCTCGATTATACCTTTTACGCAAGTTGTTAGATGTTGTTTTCCAGGCTTGAGCTAACTCTCTAGCGCTTGCATCCTGGGTGTTTTCACCAAATATTTCACGCACAAGGTTTTTAAGTCCCGCCTTTTGCCTTACCTCTCCAACTAAGTTACGGCGAAAAGTTGCTAGAATTTTGCTCATTTCACCATAGGCTACACCCTCTATAGCGTTTTGACGTTGAGTTACAGAAGAAAACCTAGATGTACCGTCCTGGTCAAAATGCGCCAGGACTGCGCGGTTAGGGTTAGATCTGCCCAACATATCGCGGTAATCATTCATATTCTTAGAAATGTTTTGCCAGGTGCGGAGCTGTAAAACTTTTTGCCGTTTACGTTGTGCGACCTTGTGCTGTAAAGCATTGAATGTATCGGCCCCAGCCCTTTGCGTTGCAGCAGCTCCGTTCATTTGACCTTGATAATCAGCTTCCAGGCTATCGAAAAGATCCCTGGCCTCGCGCGCTTGATCCTCTGTTAGAGATCCTTCGCCTAAC